GAGGCTTATATAGCGGCTCATGCCGCATTTATGCAAAATCCGATGGTTCAGCAAAACCCTGTGGCGGCTCAAGCGATTGGCGCGAATATCCAAGAACATCAGTCTATGCTTTATAGACAGCAAATAGAGCAAGCGATGGGTCAGCCACTACCTAGTTTGGAAGATGGTCAAATGCCTCCTGAGTTAATGAACCAAATTGCTATGATGGCGGCACAGGCAACACAGCAAGTTACGGGTCAAGCGCAAGCGATGGCACAAGCTCAAGCAGCAGCACAGCAAGACCCACAACGTCAGATGTTCGAAGCACAACTTCAGCATGAACAAGCTCAGTTAGCACAAAAAGCAGAAGATGATGCGAGAGATGCAGAACTTGCGGCAATGAAGGCTCAACTAGACGCACAGGTCAAGCGTGAGAAGATAGATGCTGATTTAAGAGTACAGGATACTAAGTCGGCAATAGAGCTACAGGCGCTTGAGCAAAAAGCAAAAGCGTCTTCAGAAAAGAACTACACTGAACTAGTTAAAACAGTTCGGGAAAGTAGAACCCCTAACGGAGAAAAATAATGCGCGAGTATTACGACAAAATGAAGAGTTTCCCATCACCCTCTAAGCAGTCTAACCGATCGGCGCCGAGTAAGTCATCTATGACGGATACCACTCGAACAGAGTCTGTTACTGCAGGGGTTTGTTTAGACACTCCTGAAAAAGCAAAAGTTAGGGGAGCAAACGGGCAAACTAAAGGACTTCTTTGGTATAGATCAGTTTCATAAATGGACTATATCTTAGCTACGGAGCATTTGCTCCGTAAATATCGTGAGAGAAAAGAAGCTCTTACGCACACGCTGGCATCCGGAAGTATTGAGGACTTTCCACAATATCAAAGGATAGTTGGTGAAATCGCAGGTTTGAGTTTCTGTGAACAGGAGATCCAAACCCTACATTCTAATATGGAGAATGCAAATGACTGATACAGTCGAAAAAAGCAAACACGTTCCGGACCGAGTATTGCCGTTTTTTGGAAGTGATGCCGCTCCCCCGAAAGCACCTGAAAATGTAATAACCCCTGAGAACTTGAGTTCTCATGCAGAATCGTTGCCCCGTCCGACAGGGTATCGTATTTTAATATTACCCTTCACGCACTCCGCTGTAACTAAAGGTGGTATCCACTTATCTAAATCAACTGTTGACAAAGAAAAACTTTCAACTGTTGTGGGATATGTTGTTTCGGTAGGACCTGATGCGTACAGTGACCCACATAAGTTCCCTGAGGGAGCTTGGTGTAAGGAAGGCGATTGGGTAATCTTCGGCCGATATGCTGGTGCTCGTTTTCAAATAGAAGGTGGCGATATGCGTCTTTTAAATGATGATGAGATTTTAGCTTGTATCGATAATCCCGAAGCAATTTTATCATAACACTCTTGAGGAATACTCATGCAAAATGAAGATATTGAACTAGTTCTTCCCGAAGGGGAAGTTGATATACACGCAGCAGACGTTGATGATTCAATTAAAGGGGAAGTTACCTTTGAAGAACCTGCTGTTTCTGCAAAAGACGAGTTAGACGAAATAACTGATTCGGTACAAAAACGTATTGATAAGCTTACATATAAAATGCGAGAAGCCGAAAGACAACGCGATGAAGCGGTTAATTATGCTCAAAGCGTTAATCAAACGGCAACAACTTTGAAGGAAAAATTAAAGAACTCCGATTCTTCCCTTTTCAAAGAGTACGATAATAGAGTACAATCAGAAATCCAAAGAGCAAAAGCTCTTTTAAGAGATGCGCAAGACGCAGGAGACGGTGGGGCGGTTGCTGATGCAACAGAAACCCTTTCTAGAGTAAGTGCTGAAGCAGAGAATTTAAGACGACTATCTGCGCAGCAACAAGTTAGAAGCCGCAATCAGCCTCAAGAAGCTCCTGTTCAAGCGTATCGGCCAACCTTACAGCCTCAAGCCAGTGGACCCGATCCAAAAGCAGAGCGATGGGCGGCCAATAACTCATGGTTTGGAGATGACAACGCAATGACGTTTGCGGCATTTGGAATACATAAAGAACTTGTTGAGGGTGGAGTAGACCCCACTTCGGATATGTATTATGACGAAGTAGACAAACGTATGCAAGACAATTTCCCACACAAATTTTCACAAGAGCAATCTGCCCCCGTGCAACAGGTTGCTGCCTCTAGCCGTGGTGCTGGTGGTAAAAGATCCTCACGCAAAATCAGGCTTTCACCCAGTCAAGTAGCGATTGCTAAACGGCTGAATGTACCGCTTGAAGAATATGCCAAGCATATAGAAGGAGTATAAAATGACTGAAGATAAAAAAGACGTCACTGGTCGTAACTCACGATCTGCAGAGACACGAGCCTCTCAAACTCGCAGAACACCCTGGAAACCCCCATCAATGTTAGACGCTCCTGAAGCACCTGCTGGATATCAATTCCGGTGGATTCGTGAAGCTACTAGAGGACAAGATGATAAATCTAATATGTCTAAACGTATTAGAGAAGGATATGAGCCTGTGAGAGCAGAAGATTATCCTGAATTCGAAGCCCCTACTATAGATAGCGGAAGCAACATAGGAGTCATTGGAGTTGGTGGGCTTATTCTAGCAAAAGTACCTGTCGAAACCGCAAATGAGCGAACAGCTTATTTCCAAAACCAAGCAAAATCTGCTATGGACGGTGTAGATCATAACTTCATGCGAGAGAGCGACGGTAGAATGCCTATACGAGATGGAGACATCCAAAGGAGTTCTAAAGTTGCATTTGGCAGTAAAAACGCCAATAAAGGCACTTAAACAATAACTATGTATTTAAGCAAAGGAGATTACAATGGCTAATACAGATAAACCCGATGGTTTTACCCCTGCATATCATATGTATGGTGGTGTTATTCGTCCTGCGAAAATGAGAATCGCTAGTGAGACTTCAGCATCAATCTTCAGTGGAGATGTTGTAACTTTATCAAGTGGTTACGTTATTCAAGGAACAGCGACTACCACTCCTATAGGTGTGTTCTACGGGGTATTTTATACCGCAACTGATGGCACTCCAACGTTTTCAAAGACTTGGACTGGCGGTGTTGCAACACTAGGTGGAGACGACGCAGAAGCATTGATCTATAATGATCCTGCTGTTGTTTACGAGGCTCAATTTACTGCAGGAACTCCTGCTGTAAGCTTTATTGGGTCTAAATATACTCTTTCTACGACTGCTGGTAGCACTACCACTGGCCGATCTAAGGAAGGGGCAACCGCAACTACTTCAAGTGGTGTAGCGTTATGTGTAGGATTCGCCTCGCAACCAAGCAACTCTATTGGTGCTTATGCGAGAGGATATTTCACATTCCCGACTAACACATTTGCTGTTTAATCTAAGGAGATAACTAATGGCGATTAACAGAGCACAACTAGTTAAAGAACTAGTTCCTGGACTCCATGCTCTTTTTGGATTAGAGTATGAGCGATACAACAATGAGCACGAAGACATCTTCGACACCGAAACCTCTGAACGAGCGTTTGAGGAAGAAGTAATGTTGAGTGGTTTCGGTGAAGCTCCAACTAAAGGCGAAGGAGCCGCTGTCATTTATGACACAGCTCAAGAGTCTTGGACTTCACGTTTCACACACGAGACCGTTGCACTAGCATTTGCGTTGACCGAAGAAGCTATCGAAGATAACCTCTACGATACTCTTTCTTCACGATACACACGCGCTTTGGCACGATCTATGCAACAGACCAAGCAAGTGAAAGCAGCTAACGTATTGAACAATGCGTTTAGTTCTTCATATGTTGGTGGTGATGGTGTAGAGCTATGTTCTACTGCTCACCCTACTGTTTCTAACGTGTCTCTGAAAAATGAGCTATCGACTGCAGCAGACTTGAATGAAACTTCACTTGAACAAGCGTTGATTGATATCGCAGACTTCAAAGATGAACGAAACCTTAAAGTTAATGCACAAGCACGGAAGTTAATCATTCCACCTGCTTTGCAGTTTGTTGCTGATAGGTTGTTAGAAACTCCAGGACGAGTTGGTACTTCAGATAATGATATTAATGCAATTAGAAATATGGGAATGATCTCAGAAGGCTATGTTGTTAATCATTATCTAACAGATACTGATGCGTTTTTCATCAAAACTGATGTTCCGAACGGTCTGAAGCACTTCGTTCGAACTCCTGTATCAACTAGTATGGAAGGCGACTTCGAGACTGGTAATGTACGATACAAGGCGCGAGAGCGTTACAGCTTTGGTTGGAGCGATTGGAGAGGCATCTTCGGATCTCCAGGAGCCTAATTCATTAAGTTGAGTTGAGTAAAGGGAGCTTCGGCTCCCTTTTCTTTTGTAGATTAATGATATACAATCGGAGGACTAGGACTTATTACTTTTGTTTTATCGACTGACCTAGCAGACAACCCAAGACGATAAGACCTATTTTTTCAGGAGAAAAAATTATGGGCAATTCTACATTCAATGGGCCTGTCCGGTCCGAAAATGGTTTCAAAACTATTGACGTAGCAACCGCAACTGGAACTATCACCGATGGTTTAGTAATCAATTCAGATGGCAATATTTTTACTGATGCTGGTGAACATATTCAATATGCAGCAGCAACAGGTTATGGCCCCGCTGATTTCATCGTAGGTAAGGGCGGTAGCCAGTATGGTACAGTAGACCCTTTCACTTCTGGGCTTTCTCAATTATTTCCTTTAGGCAGTCGATTGCTTTACGGCAACACTGTTTATAGTTATGGTCGACTAGCGGCAACTGCAGTTACCGCAGGTAAGTGTGTGACTCACGCTGCCTCAATAGCGCATCATTTTGATCTAACACCAACTGCTGGTGTAGCTGCTGGTGAAACTGCAATCTCGGTTGAAACCGCAGGAACCGATATAACGCTTAATCAATATGCAGGTGGTTATTTATATATTAATGATGCTGCTGGTGAAGGTCAGATGCTTCGGATACAGTCTAATCCAGCACACGATCACTCAGCCGATCCTTCAATAGTAATTACTTGCTACGATGATCTAGCAACAGCGATTACAACAAGTTCACGAGTTACTTTAATTCCTGATCCACGAAGTGGTCAAATTGTTCAAGCCGCTACAACTACAGGCGCTACACTAGGTGTAACAGTCGTTGACATGGCGGCTAGTGCTTACGGTTGGTTTGCAGTTTCAGGTCCGCAAGCGGTATTAACTTCAGGAACTTTGGTTGTCGGTAATCATGCAGTTCCACTAGGAGCCGCAGGAGCTGTCGGACCCGCCGCAGGAGATGTTATACAAGTAATCGGTACAGTTATGATTGTTAACGTAACTACTGATTATTCGTTAATTAACCTCACGGGTATCATCTAAGGAGTAATCCATGGCAGGATATTCAGATGTAAAAGCAGTCACTATTACTGCTGATACAGTAGCTTTAGACGCTGATGGGATATCAGTAGCAGCCGCCGTTGGGGATAACGCAGCACTTGTAATAGGTGGTGCGTTAGCTTCAGGCGGTGCTGTTGCACTTAGTCATGGAAGAATTGTAACGATTCTTTCTGCGGGTAATGATGCGGCTAAGTCCTTTACAGTGACTGGAACTGATGTTAATGGTGATGCTCAAACAGAATCGATTACAGGAGCTAACGCTGGGACAGCTACGGGAACTAAATACTTTTTGACTATTTCGGGTATTTCCGCTGTAGGCAATCCAGCAGGGAACGTAAGTGCTGGAGTTAATGGATCGGCAGCAGATGTTATATTTGCAGGTAGAAGTAGACTTAAAGGTATTTACCTGACTAGTACAGCTACCGCAGGAACAGTTGACTTCCTAAATACGTCTCCTTCAGGAACAAGTATTATGGGTTTAAGTTCGGTAGGTGATGCGGATGCAACACGAGACGTAGTAATACCTGACGAAGGTGTTCTATTTACAGCAGGTATTTATGTTCAGTACACCGTCTCAACTTTCCTAACGTTAACAGCGTTTCACGCTTAGAGATGGCTACTTCAGGAACTCGTGCATTCAGCTTAGACGTAGCGACTGCAATAGAAGAAGCATACGAGCTTGCCGGTTTGGAGGCTCGTACTTCTTATGACGCAGTAACTGCTCGTCGATCTATGAATATCATGTTTGCCGATTGGTCAAACAGAGGTATTCAGATGTGGGAAATCGCTAAAGAAGAGCTTACTCTCATTGAAGGAACTAACGAATACACCTTTAACAGCTTCGATATCGACTTGTTAGATGCGTATATTGAAAGAACCGTTAATGGGATCGTTACCGATTACACGATAGAACGAATAGACCGTAATGAGTTTATTAGTATTCCCAACAAAGAAACTAAAGCTAGAACAACAAACTACTGGTTAGAGCGGTTAAAAACACCAGTTATTCATCTTTACCCAACGCCTGAGAATTCAACCGACAAACTTGTTTATTATGTTTGGCGGACAATTGAAGATGCTTCGGCATCTACTAATGATATCGACATTCCAGTACGGTTTACACCTTGTTTAGTTTCTGGGTTAGCGTACTATTTATGCTTAAAAAAGAATGTACAAAAATTACCCGTAATGAAACAACAATACGAGCAAGACTTAGCTAACGCTATGCGATACGATGAAGACCGTTCCCCTTTGAGGATTGTTCCTAGATACGAGTATATCTAATGGCCTATGCAGCGGGTAAACACGCTTACTTTATATGTGACATATGTAGCTTTAGGTATAAGTATACAACAGCAAAATCTACTTGGAATAATTTTAGAACGTGCCAAGAATGCTATGAGCCTAAACACCCTCAGCTTGAACCTGTCCGCCTAAGTGTAGACGCAGAATCCTTGTGGAAACCTCGTCCTGACGTTCCTTTGCCTCAAAGTCAATTAGGAGTTATAATCACCACAAACCTTTCATCAGGTGGAATGACTTATGCATCGGACCCGATAGGCACTTCTTTTGATGGTATTGGGGCAACAAGCGCGATAGGTAACGTAACGGTGGAAACATAATGGCAGGATTTACATACAGCGGCTTAAAGACGGCGGTTCAGAATTATTTAGATAATACTGAAACAACCTTTACAAGCACCCTAAACACCTTCATCGAAACAGCGGAAGAGCGTATTTTAAAGGCTGTTCAGCTCCCTGTGTTTCGTAAAAACGTGACAGGAGACTTAACCGATGGCCTTCCGTACTTAGGAACCCCCACTGATTTTCTATCTCCTTTTAGTTTAGCCCTTATAGACTCTAACAGTAATTACAGTTATTTACTGCTTAAACACGTCTCCTGGATTAGGGATTACACCCCAGCAAGCACCACAACAGGCGAACCCCTTTACTACGCTATCTTCGATGACGATACTTTTATCCTAGCCCCTACGCCAACCAGTGGATTAACCTGTGAGTTACATTATTACTACAGACCTAATTCGCTAACAAGCGTAGGAGCCGATAATCAGACTTGGTTATCTGAAAACGCTCCTAATGCAATGCTATACGGCTCTTTAGTCGAGGGGGCGGTGTTTATGAAAGCATCTCCGGATACTATCATGTTGTATGAGCAAAAGTTCCAGGAAGCGTTAGCAATGCTGAAACTTCTGGGAGAGTTTAAAGACGTGAGAGACGAAGCTAGACACGACCAAATAAAAATAATGGCACAAGGATCAGCTAATGTTTAGCGTAGATGTTTCAAGTTCATTAGGAAACGTAGGAGTAAAAACAACCCAAAATGAGGGGTTAAGCCCCGAGTATTGGACTGGACGAATAATGGAACGATTAATTGCGGTTAGTGCGAATGCAGATCCTATGGTCAAGGCACAGGCTAATGCATTTAAAGAAAATATAGAAGCAGTTGTTCTGTTATACATAAAACAGGCTATAGCCAGTGATAGAACGACTATGTCCTGTTTATTAGACAAACAAGGTCATACAGAAATGGCTAAAATACTAAGGAGGCTGTAATGGCTATAACACAGGCAATGTGTACTTCATTTAAAGTACAGTTAATGACAGGAACACATAATTTTACTGCATCGTCGGGCAATAGCTTTAAGTTAGCTTTATACACAAGTTCAGCGTCTCTTGGTGCTGCAACAACAGCGTATTCAAGCACTAATGAAGCTAGTGGAACTAACTATAGTGCGGGAGGCGCAGCATTAACTAACGTAACTCCGGTGGCCTCTGGAACAACAGCTATTGGTGATTTCGCTGATTTAACGTTTAGTAATGCAACTATTACTGCAAACGGATGCGTTATATATAATGACACTGCTTCGGGTGATCCATCGGTTTGTGTTTTAGCGTTTGGTGGGGATAAAACATCCACAGCGGGAGATTTTACGATTCAATTCCCCGCAGCAGACGCAAGTAATGCTATTATACGAATAGCGTAGTAAGTAATGGCTATTGTAGCAGGATGGGGCAGAGGTACTTTTGGTCAGCTGACCTTTGGCGAACCCATACCTGTCGTTGTTACCGGAGTAGTTGGAACGTCTGCATTAGGGGATGGAACTGCTGTTCAAGCTGCGGCGGTTACAGGGGTTTCCGCAGTTGCGTCAACAACTACATTAGGCGACGAATCTGTTACGTGTGCCGCTAACGTAGCAGTTACCGGAGTCGCAGGAACGTCTGCGGTTGGTAATGAAAGTTTAATTACTAATAATTACCTGAACGTTACTTTAGCAGCAATGACGTCGGCACTGGGCAGTGTCGACCCTTCAGCTAACGCTGATGTTATTATTACAGAAGGTTTTGAATTAACCTCTGCACTTAATTCAGTTAATGTATGGCAAAGAGTAGGACGAAATATAACAACAACGTATACAGCGGTTTCGACCACTCAGACACCGAACTGGCAAGAAGTTGCGTAATGGGTGTAAAAAATAAGGTATAATCAAAGCGGAGAATTATAATGGCAAGTACATACGTAAACAATTTAAGACTCAACGAGATGGCTACAGGTGACGCCAGCGGAACTTGGGGCACGGTAACAAATCTAAACTTAGAACTAATTGGTCAAGCGTTAGGCTATGGAACACGAGCGATAGCAAACGCCTCTACTGATAATATCACTATTGCCGATGGCGCTTCAGACGCAGATAGGTCAATGTACCTCAAGCTTACTGGTGGTGGACAAGCCTGTACCGTAACTATTCTACCTAATACCGTTTCTAAGGTTTGGTGGATGGAGAATGCTACTTCTTACACTCTTACTTTTACTTGCGGCAGTGGTGCGAATGTTGCCATCCTGGCGGGAGAAACAAAGTGTATAGCCACAGACGGAGCAGGATCTGGTGGTGTCGTTTATGATGTACTTACCGATGTAAACCTAGCAGGAACAACCAAAACAGCCGCATTAACCAATGCAGGTGCTTTATCTAACCAAGGGACTGTAACCGTTGGTGTCGATGACACAGGTTACGATGTTAAGTTCTTTGGAGCTACCTCTGGGTCTTATATGCTTTGGGACGAGTCAGCCGATGACTTGATCTTGGGGGGCGCAGCAGGTCTTACTGTCGCAGGAGTCCTAACAGCTACATCCCTAGACATCTCTGGAGACATAGACGTAGATGGCACTACTAACCTTGATGTCGTGGACATTGATGGTGCTGTGGATATGGCCTCAACGCTTACTGTCGCAGGAGTCCTAACAGGAGCTTCTCTAGATATATCAGGCGATATAGATGTAGACGGAACAACTAACTTAGACATAGTAGATATAGATGGTGCTGTGGATATGGCAAGCACATTGCAAGTAGATGGTGCATTGACAGTATCAGGAGCAACCAACGCACTCTCACCCATAGCGGTAAGGAATGCAACTCAAAGTTTTAATGGCGGTTTATCTGCTGAAGTAAATACAAGCATTATGAACTTTGGTCTAAATGAAGGTTCAGCAAATAGATTTGGCGGTTCTTATACACAAGCTAGTCAAGGTGGAATGTTACATTTTGACACTAGGTCAGGAGAGCCATTGTTTCAATTATATGGAAGAGCAGCAGGTGCAGCAGGTGCAACAGGTACACTTCTTTTCCAGATAGATTCAACAGGCAACACTGTATTTAACGAAGGTGGCGTAGACGCTGACTTCAGGGTTGAGTCTGATGGTAACACTACTATGCTGTTTGTTGATGGTGGTAATAAT